ATGGCTAATCGTAGTGATTTTTTTAATGCTAAACTTCCGCGTCAATACAAGCGCATGCTTGCCATGGGGCAAACATATGGCTGGACGGGTAATGAACACAGTCGCGGTTTACTGAAACGTCAATTTATTTCTGCGCATGCTAATCATGTCAATTTTAAATTGAAGCGACAGTCTGCGGAAACCAATAGTAGTGAAGAATAATGCACTCACTAGCAGAATTTCGTGATTTTCTTCTTTTGAAGAATATCGAAATAAAAGATTTTAATGGATGGAGTCTCAAGGTCGGCAAAGATACTTGGACTATGTTGAGTGACGTTTATTATAAAAACGGAACTCCACAAAACATTAAACAAAAAGGATTATTTGACAATTACAAGAGGAAAAAGGAAAATGGCGAACATCAAAGCAATCAAACTCGTAAATGGCGAGGAATTAATTGTAGAAATCGAAGAGGACAGTGACAGTCAAATTACATTCACAAATCCTGTTGCTTGCGTTCTTCAGCGCGGAAAAGATGGAGCACCAGTGCTTGGCTTTATGCCTTGGATGCAGGCAAGTAATCCTCCATTCACAATTAACAAGAATCATATTCTTGTAATTGCAGAAGTTGCTGACGAAGTGAAAAACGGTTATAATAATATCTTTGGCACAGGAATAGTTGTTCCTCCGAAGCAATTAATTACAGGGTGATATGTCCGATTTCTATACTAACATCTGCGTCTCTGGGAAGTATATACTCTTCAGAGGTGTAGAGAACGACAGACGTGTTCGACGCAAGATCGAATATCACCCCACATTTTATTTGCTGAGTCAAGAGCAAACTAATATCAAAACTCTGGATGGTAACTCTGTAAAACCAATACAGCCAGGAACTATTCCAGAGTGCCGTGATTTTCTTAAGAGGTATGAAAGTGTCGATAATTTTCCTGTGTATGGTAATAATCGTTACGAGTATTCTTATATTGCCGATACTTTTGGTGACGATATACTCTGGGATATTAATAAGGTTAGCATTGCCTATATTGACATCGAGGTCGGATCAGAAAATGGATTTCCCGAGCCAAAAGATGCGATCGAAGAAATCACAGCCATCACTATTAAACTCAAAGGTAATTATTTTGTGTTTGGTTGCGGCGATTATATCAAGCATCGTGACGATGTGCACTATGCAAAGTGCCGCGACGAATCAGACCTTGTACGAAGATTCCTCGACTTCTGGGCAAGATTTCACCCCGATGTAGTTTCAGGTTGGAATATCAAGACCTTCGATATTCCTTATCTTGTAAATCGTATCACCAAATTATTTGGTGAACAAGAAGCAAAGAAGTTGTCGCCGTGGAATTATATAGACAAGCGCGAAGCATATTTTATGAATCGCGAGCACATCATCTATGATGTTGTAGGTGTTTCTACGCTCGACTATCTAGAACTTTATCGCAAGTTTACTTATTCGCAGCAAGAGTCGTATCGTCTAGATAACATTGCTCATGTTGAAATTGGCGAAAAGAAATTAGATTACTCTGAGTTCGAAAGTCTACACCAACTCTACAAACACGATTATCAAAAGTTTATCGAGTATAATATTCGCGACGTTGAACTTGTTGAAAAACTCGAAGACAAGATGAAGTTGATTGAGTTGGCTTTGACTCTTGCGTACGATAACAAAGTCAACTACGACGATGTGTTCACTCAAGTCCGTATGTGGGACGCAATTGTTTACAATTATCTAAAGAAGAAAAATATTGTTATCCCGCAGATGAAGCGCGGTGATAAGAAAACAGCATACGAAGGTGCGTATGTTAAAGATCCCATTCTTGGCATGCATCAGTGGGTTGCATCGTTTGACTTGAACAGTCTGTATCCGCACTTGATTATGCAGTATAATCTTTCGATGGAAACTCTTATAGAGCCAGCGAAGTATACTGATGAGATGCGGCAGTTTATTGGCAATCGTAAGATTGAAGTTGATACTTTGCTCAATCAGCGCATCGATACATCACCACTAAAAGACTTCGATGCAACTCTGACTCCGAATGGTCAGTTGTTCAGCACAAAACAACAAGGTGTGTTGCCTGAGATTATGGATAGTATGTACAAAGATCGTACACGTTATAAGAAGTTGGCACTTGAGGCTAAAAAGAAAATCGAAACTGTTCTTGAGGATAAGAATCAGGTTCAGTATCTCGAGAAGCAAGTTGCACGATATAATAATCTGCAGTTGGCGAAGAAGGTTACTCTGAATTCCGCTTACGGTGCGCTAGGCAATCAATACTTCCGCTTCTTTGATATTCGCATCGCCGAGGGTATTACTACAGCAGGTCAGTTGTCTATTCGTTGGATTGAGCAGAAGATTAACAATTATATGAATATCTTGTTGAAAACTGGCAACGAGGATTATGTAATTGCTTCAGATACAGATTCAATTTATCTAAATCTTGGACCTATTGTACAAAAGTTTTTCCCAGATACAAGTGACTCGAAGAAAGTCATTCGCTTCATGAACAAGATCTGCGAAGAAAAGATTCAGCCATATATTGATGAGTCTTATGAAGAACTGCGGCAGTATGTTAATGCTTATCAACAGCGCATGGAGATGAAGCGCGAGTCTCTTGCTGATAAAGCGATTTGGGTTGCGAAAAAGAACTATATCTTGAATGTTTATGATAGTGAAGGTGTCGCATACGCAAAACCAAAACTGAAAATGATGGGCATATCAGCGATTAGATCTTCAACTCCTTCTGCCTGTCGCGTAAAGATTAAAGAAGCAATTGACATTATCATGAATAAAACGCAGGATGACTTGCACAAGTTTATTGAAAAATTCCGCAAAGAGTTTAAAAACTTGCCTGTTGAAGATATAGCATTTCCTCGAAGTGTGAATGGCTTGGGAGAATATGAAGACAAGGTTAATATTTTCAAGAAAGGAACACCGATTCATGTCAAGGGTGCACTTGTATACAATCATTCCTTGCGCGAATTAAATTTAACAAAGCGTTATCAATTGATACAAGAGGGCGAGAAGATCAAGTTTATTTACTTGAAGCAGCCAAACATGTTTAATAACAATACTCTTGCGTTCTTATCTGGTTTACCGAAACAACTGGATGCTGAGCAATATATTGACTATGATTTACAGTTTGAAAAGTCATTTCTTGAACCACTTGACATTATTCTTTCTACCATCAATTGGCAAACAGAAAAAATCGACACACTAGATTGCTTTTTTGCATAAAATACTATACAATTAACATATCCAAATACGGAGAATACAAATGAGCCTACTAGATAAACTCAAGAAAAATTCAACAATTAAAGATACTGCTGTTCTTTCTCGATCCATCTTCTTCGAAGAGAAAGATATGATTCAAACAATGATCCCTGCGGTCAATGTTGCACTGTCAGGTTCTCTTGATGGTGGCTTTACTCCTGGTCTCACAATGTGGGCTGGTCCGAGTAAGCATTTCAAGACTGCCTTCAGTTTAATCATGGCAAAAGCATATCAGGACAAGTACCCTGATGCTGTAATTCTTTTCTACGATTCTGAGTTTGGTACTCCGCAATCTTATTTCGAGAATTTCGGTATCGATAAGGAACGTGTTGTTCACACTCCTATCACTGATGTTGAACAGTTAAAGTTCGACATCATGAATCAGTTGACTAACATTGAGCGTGGCGATCGCGTGATGATTCTGATTGACTCAATCGGTAATCTTGCTTCGAAGAAAGAAGTTGAAGATGCTATTGAGCAGAAGTCTGCTGCGGACATGACTCGTGCGAAGCAAATCAAATCCCTGTTCCGTATGGTGACACCTCACCTTACGCTGAAGGATATCCCGATGGTTGTGGTAAATCACACATATATGGAAATCGGAATGTTTCCAAAAGCCATCGTCGGCGGCGGAACAGGTTCCTATTACTCAGCAGACAACATCTATATTCTTGGTCGTCAGCAAGAAAAAGATGGTGCTGACCTGGTAGGATATAACTATATCATTAATGTGGAGAAGTCGCGTTATGTTAGAGAAAAGGCACGTATCCCTGTCACAGTTCGCTTCGATGGTGGTGTTTCTCGTTACAGTGGTCTTCTTGACATGGCACTTGAGTCAGGTCATGTAATCAAACCAAGCAATGGCTGGTATTCACGTGTAAACACTGACACTGGTGAAGTTGAAGCCAAGAAGTGGCGTCTTGCCGACACAGACTCCGCTGAGTTCTGGAGTTCAATTCTCGAACAAACATCCTTCAAGGATTGGGTACGAGAGAACTATTCATTTGGCGCTATCTCAACAGAGGCTGAGGAAGATGTTTGAGGATTTAATCGCCAAACTTGAATTCTGGTACGTCAAAAAACGTTTCAAAATTAACAAGCAATACACTTTCTTTGTAGACCTCAACGGTCCACCTGGAAGTTTTGCTGTAAAGTTCTTGGGCAAATACGAAGGTGTTATTGTTGAGTTTAATCATATTAAAGTTGGCGATAATAACTTGATGACTTTTGATTATGATATTATCTCGAATGTAAACAACGTAAATACCAAGAGTAAATCTTTTCAGCGATTTACTTCTAACGTGATTCGTAGTATACTTCTAGGTGCCATTGACAACATTGAGAAGGACTTGAATGAAAACAGAAACACTGATCTTGTCGAATCTGATGCGGAACGAGTCTTTCATGAGGAAGACTCTGCCCTTTCTGAAGAAAGAGTACCTGACCGAAAGCCACGAAAGAAAGGTATTCGAAGAAATAAAGGCGTTCATTCTGAAGTACAACAGTCTGCCTCCGACAGCAGCACTAGAGATCAGCCTTAAAGAATCAACAAAATTATCTGAAGGCGAGTTAAGTAAGTCTCTTGATCTTCTGAAGGAAATCACAAGTGACAAATCAGATCAAAAACTTGAATGGCTTATTGACACGACTGAAAAATTTTGTCAAGAAAAAGCAATCTACAATGCTATCATGGATTCCATTCAGATTCTCGATGGCAAAGATCAAAATCGTGGCAAAGGAAGCATTCCTACTCTCCTTTCTGATGCTCTGGGCGTTAGTTTCGATCCTCATATTGGTCACGACTTTTTGGATGCTTACGCTGATCGGTACGATTTCTATCATCGCATCGAAAAAAGAATCCCATTTGATCTTGAATACTTCAACAAGATCACTAAAGGCGGACTTCCGCAAAAGACCCTTAACATTGCTCTTGCAGGTACTGGCGTCGGCAAGTCTCTTTTTATGTGTCATGTGGCTGCTGGTTGCTTGGTTCAAAACTACAATGTTCTATACATTACTCTAGAAATGGCTGAAGAGAAGATCGCTGAAAGAATCGACGCCAATCTTCTCAATGTTTCTATGGATGACCTCATGAACATGCCGAAAGACATGTATGAGAAGCGCATGGGTAAACTCAGAGGTTCTGTCAAGGGTAAGTTGATCATCAAGGAATATCCAACTGCGTCTGCGAATCCTGCTCACTTTCGCGCATTGATTAACGATCTTGCACTGAAGAAGAACTTTCGTCCAGATATAATTTTCATTGACTATCTAAATATTTGTGCGTCGGCTAGAATCAAGGCAGGTGCGAATGTCAACTCGTATACCTATATCAAAGCGATCGCTGAGGAACTTCGTGGACTCGCGGTTGAGAACAACGTACCTATTGTTTCAGCTACTCAGACAACTCGCTCAGGATTTAGTAACTCTGATCCTGGGCTGGAAGACACTTCAGAGAGTTTTGGTCTCCCTGCTACTGCTGACTTTATGTTTGCTCTTGTTAGTACTGAAGAACTGCAGCAATTGAATCAGTTGCTTGTGAAGCAGTTGAAGAATCGATACAACGATCCTAACCTCCATAAGAGATTTACTATTGGTGTAGATCGCGCAAAAATGAAACTGTATGACCTTGAACAGAAGGCACAAGACGCTGTAATGCAAGAAGCAGAATCAAAACCTGTCTTTGATCGCGGACGTAGCACAGACAAGTTTAAGAATCTAAAGGTATGAAGTTAGAGAAGGTTCAGAAGAAAATTGATAAACTCTACCCATCTTGGGTCGGAGAGAAATCTGCACCTTCTATTATCCGTGGACTAAACAAAACATTCCACAAATCTATAATCTACTTTACATCAAATAGATACGATGAAGAATATTTCGAGCATCACTCAGTAATCGTCTCTGGACAATATTGTCCAAGAATTCTGTCTACTATTCCAGAGAATATTCTAATAACGTTATCTTTCCCAAAGAAAAGTAAAAAAGTCAAGATTACGGAAAAAGAAGCCGAACATTTGGCTGTTAAGATAACACGAGCCATTCATCACGAGTATAGACACAAACACCAGCAACGTGGGCGTGGATATGTCTATACAAAGCAATACACTCCGAAACGAAAACAAGATCGTCTGAAGGTCATGTATTATGGTAATCCAGACGAGATTGATGCTCATGCATATGAGACACAGGCTGAGAACTTCGATATAAATAAGTTACGAAAGGCTCATAAAATTGGCTGGAGAGAATCTGAAGCCATCTTTATGTATCGCAAACACTTTCGGAATCAAGATCCTAAAGTTTGGAAAAAGTTTTTAAAGAAGGTTTATAAAAATGGCACTAGGAACTGGAGTTGAACTTGAGTGGGCTATAGTTTATCATTCTCTAGTTAGAGGTGGTGCTAACCCAGAAGAAATAAAAAATAGAAATAAGAGAGCACAAGGAAAAATACAGCCTTATGCAAGCATAAATGATCAAGCGATTAAAGCAGTAAAAGAAGTTGAGGGTGTAATAGGAAAATCTAATTTAAAATATTGCTATCACTCTGATGAATATTCTGGTGGTATTACAGGTATACCAGAACCAAAAACAGATGTTGTTTATGACACAAAAGTTAAATTGTATAAATGTTCTGTAAAAATGGAAGGTGCTGTTCAATTAGCATCTGGGCAAGGCAAAAGCACAGCGCAAGTATTTAAATTAGTTGCCGAAAATGTGGGATCAGGAAATATCCCCAAAAATTTAAAAACTCTAATTTCAGATTTAGGAGGATTACCAACTAGACTAGCGTCAGTTTCAAATATACAAAGAATTAAGAGTAATCCTAAATTAGCAAAAGAATTTATTAAAGGAAAATCTATTACCAGAGATAAATTATATGAAAGTTGGTTAGAAAATAATAAACCAGCAATAATGAAATCTCTAATGGATTACGTGCAAAAAGACAAAGAATTTGCTTTTGCATTAATTAAAGAGGCTATGACTGGCGATCTATTATTTAAAAATAACAAATTAGCTGCAGCGAACTATATACTTACTCCTAATGAGTTTGTTCCTATAACAGATCAGTATGTTAGATCTAAACTCAGCAAAATTAAATTAGATATTAGAGCAAAGTCTAGAAGTGGCGTAACATCTATAGCATTTAGGATTGATTTAAAGGCGTGAATTTATGACTACATTTGTGACTGGTGGTTTGGGGTTTATTGGTTCTAATTTTGTAATCTCCCACCTTAAAAAATATCCAAGCGATGAGATTGTAGTGATTGACAATCAATCCTACGCATCGGACAGTAGAAATCTAGATGGCTACAGAGAAGATTGGCGATTAAACGTCAAGTATTGTGACATTCGCAATACAGAATTTTTACAACATCTTTATGAAGACTATGAACCAGATATCACGTTTCATTTTGCTGCTGAGTCTCATGTTGATAACTCTATTAGGGGTGACGATAACTTTGTCAGCACTAATGTTGTTGGCACTCACAACATTTTAAAGTGTATTAAAAAGTATGGTGGGAAATTAGTACATGTTTCAACTGATGAGGTTTATGGAAGTCTTGGACTGAATGATCCAGGATTCACAGAAACAACACCATATGATCCGCGCAATCCATATTCTGCGACCAAAGCAGCCAGCGATCACCTGGTTCGCTCTTATGTAAACACACACAAGATTGATGCTGTGGTTACGAACTGCTCAAACAACTATGGTCCTCGGCAACATGCTGAGAAATTCATTCCAACAATCATTCGCCATATCAAGAACAAAACACCAATTCCCGTTTATGGTAATGGTCGAAATATTCGTGATTGGTTATTTGTTGAGGATCATTGCGACGCGTTACTTACTATTGGCGCGAACTTTAAGTCTGGCGAACGTTATAACATTGGCGGTGGGTTTGAGTGTGATAATCTCGCTATGGTTAAAATGATTTTGGATATTATGGGCGAGGATTCAACCAATGCAAACTGGCTAAATTTTGTTACCGATCGCAAAGGTCATGATTTGCGTTATTCGATGAATTCAAGTAAAATTAAAAATGAACTTGGTTGGACACCAAAAACACATGCTTTTGATGGTTTGAAACAAACCGTGGAGTGGTATCTATGAGAAAGGGAATTATTCTTTCAGGTGGTTTAGGAACTCGACTTTATCCTTGCACGAAAGTTATCTCTAAACAATTGCTTCCTGTGTATGATAAACCGCTAGTTTATTATCCGATCTCAACATTAATGCTGGCTGGAATTAGAGACATTTTAATTGTCACATCACCAACAGACAGAAAACCATTTGAGAATTTAATTGGTGATGGATCTCAGTGGGGTTTGAATGTTTCTTACGAAACACAATTAGAGCCCAGAGGAATCGCTGAGTGTTTTCGTATTGCCGAAAAATGGATCGGAGAAGATGACGTCGCATTAATTTTGGGCGATAATCTTTTCTATGGTAATGATTTGATCAATAGATTTAATTCTGCAAACTGGAACAACGCAGGATGCACTTTATTTACATATCATGTAAATGACCCAGAACGATTTGGTGTTCTTGAATTAGATAAAGATGGTTCTCCAATTAAAATTATCGAGAAGCCAGAATATCCGCCTAGCAATTATGCAGTCACTGGATTATATTTTTATGACAACAACGTTGTAGATTATGCATGGCAAATTTCGCCATCATCTCGTGGCGAGTTGGAGATTACAGACATCAATAATCTATACATGAAGAACCATGATTGTAAAATTGAATACTTGAATCGTGGCATTGCATGGATTGATACAGGAACTTTTGAATCATTGTCTGAGGCATCTGTTTTTGTTGGCGCAGTTCAACGTAGAACAGGAATGATGATTGCATGCCCAGAAGAAATTGCTTTTAGAAATGCATGGATTACAGAACATCAGGTTCGTCGTGCTGCTGAGAAATATAGTAAATCAGATTATGGTAAGTATCTTTTTAAGATTATAAACACGAGGGTTTAATTATGAATATTCTAGTCGTTGGTCGTGGTTGGACAGGTACAAAGGTTTTCAATCATCTAGTATCGTTAGGTAATGTTGTCACGCTAGCACCCCATTATGCTGCAGTAGAAGAACTTCGTCGTTCTAGCGCATATGACTGGGTGGTAAATTGCGCTGGCGTCACAGGAACACCTAATGTTGATGCTTGTGAAAATAACAAAAGCCATACAATATATGGAAACACAATATTCCCTGGTGTTCTTCATGAAGCAGCTGTTCAAAATGGAGCAAGGTTTGCACATTTTTCAAGCGGTTGCATTTATATGGGCGATGTTACTGACGTAAATGCTCCACCGAACTATTTCGGTAGCACATATTCAATCTCAAAGGGTGTATCTGACGTATACCTGAAAGAAAAGGCTCAGGTATATCGTATTCGTATGCCGTTTACTGGTAATGCTGAACCTAAAAACTATCTGTACAAGGTTTACAACTACGCTAAAACCGCAAAATTAATTGATGCAGGTCGAAATTCTTTAACTGATTTAGATGAAGCAGTTAAAGTAGCATGTGATTTGATGCTAGACGAAGAAGCAAATGGCTATTACAATCTAGTCAATAAGGGTTCAGTCAGTATGCATGAACTAGCCGACCTCATGGGTATTCAACCTCAATGGTTCACTCAAGAAGAATTCCGTGCTGCTACTGCTGCTGGTCGATCAACCTGTACAATTCCAGCCTATGAGGGAATGTCGAATCTTAAAGAGGCATTAGTTCGTTCAATTGCTAGCATGAAGGCTCAATTATAACTAAATAGAAGATAATCCCACAGTGTGGAGAGATAATGTTTGGTTTCAGGCAATTTATTCCATTAACAGAGCAAAAAACATCTGCAAGAGGAATACAGCACCTACCACATCCAGCTGAATCAGCATTTGCACCAAGAAAAGGCGCAGTTGGTTCGGCTCTCTCCAACATTTCCAGCGCAGTTAGTGGTCGCGCCCCATTAACCCGTAAAATAGATGACCGTATGTCCTTCCAGGTGATAAAAACACCAGAGGGAAAAGTTGGGGTCAAGTATAAAGGTCCAGGGGCAGAGTACAATTACTCTACTGAAGATATTAAAAAGCAATATGCGAATAAACCGTATGTTGCTGGACCACTCATGAACATTCTAAAACATGTTCATAAAGTTCTTTCGAAAGGCGAGGGCGAGTATCAAGGTGGATATCTCAGTTCATTGGAAGATCGTAAAGAAGAAGATGGGCATATAAGCCACACTCCAAATACGATTAAGTATTCAGTCGCGAAAAACTCAGCAGAAGGCAAAAAACTTGCTAAAGCACCATTGAGCATTGCTTTGCATTCTAGATTGGATGCCAGCGGAAAGGCAACACCAATTGAGGCTGGAGAATTACAAGATCATCCAGATGTGCATGTCATGAGCCACTTGGTCTCTGCTAACGAAAAGAAACTGCCACCAGAAGCCAAAAAGAAAGCAGCAGAACATATTGCCGCAGCCAAGAAACTAGCAAAAGACAATCCAACAGAACATCTTGAAGGTCATAACGAGACGCTTCTTCGTTATACAAATTCTACAATTGATACTGGCGAAAAGCCATCTGTTAAGGGATACAAAAAATTCCTTGAAAAATATCATCAGAAGCGCATCGATTCTGTAAAAACAGAAAAAGCAAAAACACAAAAACGCGCAGAAATGCAAACAGCACTTAACCATGTTGATGAGCACATGGGTAAATTTGATAAATCATTTGATATTCATCATCACATTCAACAAGCAACTTATGCAGTTGCAAATGCATTGTCTAAAACCGCCAGCGGTGGATACAAACATAGTATTGGTGGTCAAGAATCAACAGGCGAAGGATTCGTGTCCAAAGGAATGAAGTTTGTTCCTCGTGGATTTACAGAAGCAAATCGTAAACGATCCGCCGAATTAAGAGCACAAAAGAGTGTAATATGAGTAAAGCAGCATTTACTTTTGGCAGATTTAATCCACCAACCGAAGCAGGTCATGGTAAACTTGTATCTGCTGTTCAATCGCATGCTGAAGATTCTGGCGGTAAGCATTATATTTTTCCATCACATACTCAAGACGCAGCAAAAAACCCATTGAGCCACAGCGAAAAAGCTGGCGCAATGAAGAAACTATTTCCAAATGCCAATATTGTTTCGCAAGGAAAAGTTAGAACTGCTATTGATGCAATGAAACATTTAGAATCAAAGGGTCACACTCATGTGACAATGATTGTTGGTTCTGATAGAGTCAAAGAGTTCCACACTCTACTCAATAAATATAGAACGAAAGAATTTCCAGGAATTAAAAAAGTCGAAGTTAAATCTGCAGGTCAACGTGATCCAGACGCAGAAGGAGCTGAAGGAATGTCAGCATCTAAACTTCGTGGTCTAGTTAAGGCAGGTAAACGTGAAGAGTTTATTAGCCATTATAGTAATAAAGAACTTGGCGCAAAAATACATGACAAGGTAAAGCAAGCAATGAGCGAAGAAACAAAAAGTCCAATCGGCATTTTCCTACTCGGTGGTCCAGGTAGCGGTAAAGACTATGTTTTAAAAAACATCTTTAATCATTTTGATCTAACCGAAGTGCAACTAGACCAAGTTTTAAATGGCAAAGCTGAAGAATTATTAGAATCGAATCAAAACATTGTCATCAATGGTGTTGCAGATGCAGAAAAAATTGAACTAGTGAAGAATATTCTTGAAGGTTATGAGTTCGACACTGTATGTGTTTCAGTATCAAATAAGGTAAGTCGCGTACGCAATCTAGAAAGAGAAAATCCATTGTCAGAAGACAAACGCTTTGAGAAGTGGTATCGTGCTGAGAAATTAACTGAAGAACTAGACTGCTTTGTGTTTAACAATTCAATCAATCTAAACGAATCTAGTCAAATGGAACAGATTATGTTTGGTGGTCAGATTGAGAAGTTATTAGAGCGTCTCGTTTCTCTTGGTCTAGTTTTATCTGAAAAAGAATTTGCGCCAGTGAAAAAAGATAAAGCATCTGGACTACCAAAGAAATATGTTTCTGGATTAAGCAAATCTACAGCACTCGCTCGCAAGGCTCATTGGAAAAAAATGTCAAAACTTTCTGACAGCGATCCTCGCGCCTATGAACCTGCTCCTGGCGACAAAACAGCAAAAACAAAACCGAGCAAGCATACTCTTGCTGTTCGTAAGATGATGGATGAAGCAGAACTTCCAAAAAAACTTCGTCATGTTGCTAAAAGCGGAAACATCACAGCTGTAAAAGAACGTCAGAAAGAAAACAGGATTGAGGAAGGTGCTGCTGATTCTTCATTAGCAGCAAAAGCATCAAAATCTGGTGTTTCACTTTCTACTCTTAAGAAAGTATATCGTCGCGGAGTTGCTGCCTGGAATTCAGGTCATCGCCCAGGAACAACACCATCACAATGGGGTCATGCTCGTGTAAACTCTTACATCAACAAAGGCAAAACATATCACACTGCAGATAAAGATTTACGCGAAGAAGTAAACAATATGTTTGAAGCTGAATTGCTGCAATGCTGTCCAGATATGAGTGAGGCTGTAGATATGACGCCAACACTATCTACAGCATCAAAAAAGAGAAAATCGCAGATTGTTCCACCAAAATCACGTGATGCTGCATTAGATGGATTACCAGTTGTAACAACGGGTGCATATGTCAGAGAAAATGCGAAATCATTAAAGTCATTTATGCCAACACCACGCCAAGTTCCAGCTCCTCCAGGAGGACATTCAGTTCCACCAGGATATGAGCGTGTTAAGTCTTGGGGTGGTGCTTACGAACTACGCAAGATTCGCGAAAAGCCAACAACAGTAAAAGAAGCTGTAGAATATCATATGGAGAATAAGATCTCTTTCACTGAGAACGTTTTCCGTCCAGGTTCAGAGATGTTCTTCGAGATGATTGCAGAAGCCAAGAATCTCTATAAAGAAGGCAAGTATACACCAGCTGATAAGTTTGAGATCGATCTACTTGAATCAGACATTGGTGAAATTGCTGAGTTTGAAGGTCAGCAAGTTGTTCTAGATTATCCAATTGAGGAAGGTCTAGAAGAATGCTGGACTGGATATGTACAGAAGGGATTAAAGAAGAAAGGCAACCGAATGGTTCCTAATTGCGTTCCTGTAAATGAAGAAGATAAGACTGACGGCAAGGGCATCGGCAAGCCATGGCGCGAAGGCGGTGGCGGTGCTGTTTATGTTCGCACTGGCGACGGCGGCGTAAAGAAAGTTCGTTTCAGTCAGTCAGGAATGACAAAGAAGTTTAATGATCCAGGTGCAACAAAATCATTCGTTGCTCGCCATCATTGCTTAACCAATAAAGATAAGACTAGCGCGTCTTATTGGGCATGTCGTTATCCAAGATTCTTTAGTAACTCAGGCAAAATATGGTGGTAAATAAACCATATATTGATGAAAAACTAAATAATTGGAGTTTCGTGCGCACATTTAAACACGATGTCTTAACTGAAGAATTAGTATGGCATCGTGACGAAAAGGGTAGATACATAGAAGTTTTAGAGGGTTCTGGTTGGGAAATACAATTCGATAATAAATTGCCTAAGAAATTACGCAAAGGTGACAAGTTACATATACCAGCCAAAACATTTCATAGAATTAAAAGAGGAACAACTGACCTCGTATTAAAAATCGAGGAGTTTGAGGAATAAAAATGCCAGTAAAAGTCCCACCACTATTGCACAAGATGTCTTTATCTGCTCAAAAGGCATGGTATAAGAAGAACAACATGGAAATGCCAGCCAGCAAACCAAATGAAGTTGCAGGCAAATCTGCAGCTGCTGCAAAAAAGGTTAAGGTTGCGCCAAGAACGGTAGCAGCAATTGAGCCTAATTCTGTGCGTGCAATCAATGCTGCTCGCCAGAAAGAATACATGGCAAAGGGCGGTCGCCAACCAATTGGGGCTGCTGGTTCTGGTGGAAATAGTTCTATGGCTGGATCAAATATGTCTACTGCAAAAGGAATCGTTGCTGGTATTAAGGCAGGATTTAATCCAAAAGTCTCTTTAGATCCATATGAGTCAGAAAGAGCAAAAAAAGTTGGTCCACGTTCGCTTAAACTCAAAAAAGAATCCGTTGATGAGGCATTGAGTCCAGAACGCAAGAGAATGTTTGATCTTAAATTAAAATATATTAAAAAGGCTGCAAATAGAAAAGATAGAGCAAAACCATCTAAAGTTGATACACCTAGAACTGCATTAAATCCAGCTGCAGATATGAAGTTGAATCCAAAACCAATGGATACTCGAACATGGGATTATATTATGAAGAACGAAGAAGCAGAGCAAATCGAAGAAGGCAATCCAGCAAACAAGGCAAAGAAAAAAGAAGCCATTCGCCAACTCGGATTAAAAGCAATGGCTGCTGGAAAAGTTGATAAAGCCAGAGGATATATTCCACAGCGTGCTGGTAGAGAACAATTAAAGAAAGAAGAAACTGAAATGAATGAAGTAACAAAATCCGAAGCCGAAAAAGTTCTTGGTGGTCCAGTAAAAACAAAACCAAAGATGCCACCAGGCAAGCAGCCAGCAGGTTATCGTTACGTTCGTGGTCTTGCTCGTAAGGCAATGAAAGCAGGAATGAAGAAAGACGAATATGATTCTCCAGCACGTAAGGCTATGGAAAGAGAATTACAATACAATCCAAGATATAGGACAGAAGAAGTCGAGCAAATTGATGAAGTCGACTACGAAAAATATCTAAAGGTCAGTCAAGAAAAGAGACCTGTAAAGATTGGTGCAGTGATGGCTGCTAGAAAGGCAGAGAAGCAAGGCGATCCAAATCCTATCAGAAAACTTGCTAACACTCAAAAAGCGCAAAGATTTGCAAGAAACCAACTTGCCAAGAAAGCCCCACCAAAACCATACACACCAAACCCTAATCCATATGGCTATGGCGAAGGTCGTTACATGGGCGACAGCGTAGAGAATAATGGTGATGTGTTGGACGAAGGCAAAGTCGCTAAAGCACTTGCCGTTGGTGCAATGACTCTGGCTTCAATGGGAGCAAAGGCACACACTGATACAACAAAGTCAGTAGCACAACTTGCTAAAGAACGCCCAGCACTTGCACAAAGATTGAAAGATATCGGTGCAACAGGTCAAGTCCCTGCTTCAGACAAACGTGCTGCTGAACTTCAAAGAAAACAAGATCAAGAAATGCCAGCTTCTGAGCGTCGTGCAAAAGAGTTGGAGAAAATGAAAAAAGAAGAAACCGAGGAATCCACTATGAAGTACATCGAAGAAAAACTAACAGCTTCTGATCCAGCATCAAAGTGGATTAGCGATTTCGTCAAGTCAGACAATCCAAAGTTTGCTGGCAAGAGCAAAAAAGAGCGCATTCAACAGGCTCTCGGTGCTTACTACGCGAAAAAGCGTGGAACAAACGAAGAAGTTGAATTAGATGAGAGCCACGGAGCTGAGAAACTCGGCGATATGCTAGAATCAGACGCCGACCACGAAACTAAGATGAAGCGCATTAAAATTGCACCAACTGCTCATCTAAAGTATCTACACAAATATAACATGGGATATTCTGGCGGTGGTGACCATCCTATGATTAAGCACATTAAAGATGAACTAAAGAATCGTAAGATGAAAAACGAAGAAACCGAGCAGATTGATGAAGCAATCAGAGGTTATATTACACATAAACCTGCTGGATTAAAAGGGCTAAGAACTGCAGATAGAAGTGTAGAAATTCGTCGCCCTGCTGACCAAGCAGAACGAGATACATTAGCCAAAAATCTTGCTGCAAACAGAAAATATAATCTAGGAAAGATTGGCAGAAAATCTGGACATGTTAGAAAAAATGCTGCAGGAACGACATATGGTCAAAAAACATCTATAGCAGTTGGTTCTCCAGCAGGGTCAAAAGAGTTGGGTCCTAAAAAGTTCCGATATGCAGAAGAAGTTGAACAAACCGATGAAGCAATCAGAGGTTATATCCGAAAAGGTGGTGACAACGCATATCTTGGCGTGCAAGTTCGTCGTCCTGCCAACCAAGCGGAACGAGATAAATTAGCACAAGATATTGCTGCAAACAGAAAATATAATGCAGGAAAAAATATTGGCAGAAAATCTGGTAATGTTAGAGCTAATGCTGCAGGGATGACTCAATCACAAAAAAATGCTGTCACCGCTTTCTCAACTGCGTCTAATAAAGAACTTGGTCCTAAAAGGTATTCATATGAATCAGTCGAAGGTAAAGTTGCTGTAACTCCAAAAGAAAAGTCACTCGCTGCGCATCACGGCGATAAGACCAAAATCACTTACGGTGATGTAATCAAGGCTCGCTTAAAGTCAGCCGCTGCAAAAAAGATGGGTAAATAACATGCCAAAAATAACACCAGAAGATAAGGGCGAATACGATTACGAAGGCGATATGGCGATGTCGCAGTTAAAGAGCATTATGACTAATGCTAAACGACTTCACGACATGCTCGAGCCAGATTCTAATCTTCCTGAATGGGTGCAAAATAAAATTACTCTTTCTGAAGATTACATTCTCACGGCTGCTAGTTATATGGAAAGCGAGATGAATGAAGAAATGAAGCCATATGTTAAGGCAGCGCAAGCAAAATTTGATGCGCAAACAAAAGCACAACAAATGGGCAAGAAACAAGCAGGAACTCTTGCTGCTAAGAAAGAACGCACAAAAGAAAAAGAGGCTTTAGTCGCCAAAAAAGCAATCGATATAGTCAAGGGTAAAAAAAATAAAGTAAATATGAAACCAGAATTAGAAGGCGAGAAAAATGCAAACCTTTAATGAATTTTTAGCTGAACAAACTAGCGATGTTATTCAGGTCGATAATAGAAACATCGAACAGAATATGGATTCAATTAATGCTGAACTAGACGCATTAACAGAAAAACCATATCAAAATGCACCTATTTTCTTGGCTCAACTTCGCGGAGTCACCGAGAGATACGGGTTTCCTCTTCCGCAATCAGCAACCGACCATTTTCTAGATTTAGGTGCAGAGTTAATGTACATACTTGGTACATCTCCTTATAATCTATATGTTGTATATGATACAAATGAAGATGGATTCGTTGATGGTTATGCTCAAATCGTCAGTGATGATGAACTAGAGGATTTATTGGGAATGGATTCTGAAGAACTATTAGGTGATCGTGAAGAAATTGAAATGCGTCCATCTACGTGGTATGCAAAACGCGATGACGATTCAGGTGACGATAGCGAATATTAATTTATGTTTTATGATGATTTAAATGAATCAAATGTTTTGTTATATGCAATTAAGTGTTATGATAAACCTAATTGTATACAGAGCGAATTCGCAGAAGATTACAGAGCATTCAGATATATTAAAAGATTATTGCAAAAATATAGAGTTACTGGTAAAATAAAAGAAAGATTGGTGTTGAATCATTTAATATTGTGTCAAAATGTTTTCGGAATAGAAGGTAGCACAAGAATATTGTTTTTGAAACTTAACGAGAAAGATTATAGTGCGCTTAAAACTCTATTGATCTTTACTTCAGCAATGCCAGAAGTTGTCAAAAGCATAAATGGTAAAAACATCAGATCTAGTGATATTATGTTAGATAACAATCTTGTAGATATTCTTAGAATGATATAATCGGCGAAACCAGACATAGTTATTATAACATAAAGCAAATTAAAAGTCAAATGAAAAAGATTAAACAAATAAAAGAAGAAATAGTAAATACTGTTGGGAGTGGGCAGATTGCTGGACTTGAGCCAGATATTCCACCAGTTCCAAAAGGTGTAACAACAAAAGGTAGCATGCTTCGCCGTAAAAAGTTTGCTGGTAAAGAGGTTTTTGTTGTTTCTTCTGATGCATTTAATAAAGCAAAACTTGGTAAAAAGAAATTCGAACATTACTCAAGTTATGTTGGGCGTGATGAAATCGGCGAAGCCATCCGCCAGTATGCAAAGGAAAATAGAGATGCGCCAATTATTATTGAAGATGAATTGACAGGTGCAATGGTATATTTAAAATACGGAAAGAGGTAGACAATGAAAGCAGCATTTTTAGTTTTGACTGCTTTGTTATTGGTTGGTTGTGAAGATACATATAGATATCCATGTCAGGATCCTGAGAATAAGGACAAAGAAGAATGTAATCGTCCAGCCTGTGAAGGCACTGGGATGTGTTACGATAGTTTAAATGGATTGCCACCAAAACAGGCAGTTCAATCAGAAGTTGAGGAAACCCCTGCTCCAGAAGCAGTAATTGATAATACAGGAGAATAATTATGCTTAAAGGTCCACGTTATACAGAAAGTGAATTGATGGCGCGATTGAAGTTTACAGTCGGTCTTTCTCTTGCTTTCACACTTACAGGAATTGTGTTCGTAGTTCTATACTCGCTCATCTTTGTGACTCAGCCAATGCAACAGTCACCAAACGATGCGAAGTTTTTTGAACTCATCACTCCTATTGCAACATTCTTGACTGGTATTCTATCGGGCATTATGCTTGGTAAGGATGACAAGAAACCAGAAGAACCAAAAGCACCAACACCAGAAGAACCAAAGGCATCAGATTTAGTTCCAGAGCCTGTGAAAGATGTTGTTGATGAGGTTGAAGATCATATCGCTTGAGGTGACTCATGAGTCTTAAAAGTCTACAGACAAAAATTGGAATCACAGCAGATGGTGCGTGGGGTCCAGGAACATTCAAGTCTGCCATGGCATTTTACAAATTGTCTCCTGTGCGTGCTGCTCATTTCTTTGCGCAGACTGCTCATGAGACAGGCGGATTCAAAGCCTTTTCTGAAAATCTAAATTATAATGCAAAAGGTTTGATGGGAATTTTCAAAAAGTATTTTCCAGATGCAGCAACAGCAGCAAAATATGAAAGAAAACCTGAAGCAATCGCTAATCGTGTTTATGCGTCACGCATGGGCAATGGTCCTGAATCGTCTGGGGATGGTTGGAGATATCGTGGTCGTGGTGCGCTTCAACTAACTGGTCGTGACAATTATAAAGCATTTGCTGATTATTGCAAACGTCCAGATGTGATGAGCAATCCAGATCTCGTTGCTACTGAACTAGCATTCGAATCTGCAATGTTCTTCTTCGAAAGAAATAAACTTTGGACAATCTGCGATCAAGGAGTGACGGATGCTGCGATATTATCCCTTACTAAGAAAATTAATGGTGGTACACACGGCTTACAAGATCGCTCGGATAAGACGAAGAAATACATTGGCTGGGCAACAAGCGCAACTCCAGCAGCCGCGCCAGTCGCAAATGTAGTAGCAAAACCTGCTCCTGCAATTAGTTCTGTGAGCCCAGACATGCAATTGTCTGAACACTTTAAACTTAATGAGTTTACAAAATCAGAAACAGCAATTCGTAAGAGAATTGATAATACACCAGGTCCAGCACATGCTTCAAATCTACAAAAAGTTTGCGAAAAAATT